TCTATTTATATCAGCAAAAGCAGCAGGTACTATTACCTGACACGAGTGGTGCTTACTTTCAGAGGAGATGGCAACCAGTGTATGCTAAAAAACTTAAAGTAAACCGCGGTGTTGATAATGTCATACTGTTTGAATTTATCAACCAAGACCAGAAGCCTGTAAATATTTCAGGTAGCACAATCACATTTAGAATGATTGGCACAGAGGGCGATGACTTGCTTATCGCCAAAGACCTAGTCACACTAAGCGCAGCCTACGGCAGAGCCAAAGTGACTCTTACAGTTGCAGAACTTGACTTAATCGAACAACAAACTGCATCATGGAGTTTGGAACGTGCCAGTGGTGATTTGCATGAAGCAGTGTTTACAGATGCTTACAGTTCAGGTAGAGGACAAGTCGATATTGTAGACAGTGTGTATCCAGACTATTTGGAAAGCACTATATTAGAAATCCCCGAGCCAGTTGCACAAAACACTCCAGCAAGCAGCGGCAATAGAAATTACACCAGCATGGCATACACTGCCCAGAATACGTTAACCACTTTTCAACTTGATTTTGACAACTTCACTGGTAATCTCAAAGCACAAGGAAGCGATACACAACTAGGGCCATGGTACGACATTGGTTCTCAAACAGTTTATGTAAATCAAAATGATCGCGCCTACATCAACATTGATGGACGACACAATTGGGTAAGGTTTGAAGTCAATCAATATGGCTATAGTGCAAGTGCTGTAGCCGAAGTTGCTAGCGGCGGCATAAGCACAGTCACACTCAATGGCGGGGGCGTTGAATGGTACGGCGCAGGCAATCCACGAGTTAAATTTGAAGGACTTGGCACAGGTGCATCAGCAACAGCCACAGTAACAGCCAATGCAGTATCAAGTATTTCACTGGTAACCAGTGGGCAAGGCTATATAACAGTACCAGAAGTAAAACTTGATAGAGGTGAAATTACACAAATCCTCTACAGATAAGAGGTAGTGTATGCCCATTAAACGTGTTATTGCATTTGGCGATAGTTGGACCTTTGGCGATGAGCTTATGGATCCTCAATTTGATGGGTGGCCTGATGGTGGCATGCTTGATCATTACGATGAAAACAAACAATATCGTTTAAATCACTGTTATGCCGGACTTGTTGCCAATCACTATGGTGTTGAATTGGACAACATGGCTTTTCCAGGTAGCAGTCTTGAAAGCATGCGTTGGACATTGCAATGGCTAATAAAAAATGGTCAGGATTTACAAGACACACTGTGGTTGGTTGGGTTAACTGATAGCAGTAGACACAGTTGGTTTAATCCATTTCATGAAATTTCTGAAAAAGATCCACCATGGAACAGACACATGCATGGCACTTGGTTGTTACAGCCCAATCCTGACATTGATGATAACTGGTTTAAATTGCAAAAGTTATGGTTGGGCATGAGCTATCACAGAGAGTGGAGTGAATTCAACTTTCAACAAACAATTAATCTGTTTGATCATGCTGCAAGTACAACTGGAGCAACTGTACTACAGTTTAGTGTGTTAGAAAATAATTGGCCAGTGCGGGTGCCAACACTGTTATATGGTGGCATGAACTGGCGTGATATTCTTAAAGACAAAAAGAAATCCGAAGGTGTTGAGCCTTTTGCCAAAAAAGGTCATCCGAACGAAAAAGGCCACGAAATTATATCAAAACACTTGATTGAACACATAAAGCATGCTAAACTAATAGCATAATGATAGATGTTCTAAGTTACTTGCCAAATGAGCGTAAAGCTACAGTATCTGGTTGGATCAGTTTTAACGGTCCTTGCTGTGTTCACAATGGCGAAAGTCAAGATAAACGCAAACGCGGTGGCATACGCCAACAGGATGACGAATGGAGTTATCACTGCTTTAACTGCGGCTTTACTGCTAGCTTTACACCCGGACGTCCAGTAAGTTACAAAGCAAGACGCTTTCTGGAATGGTTAGGCGTTGACAGTGTAGACATTGAACGTCTTAATTTAGAAAGTCTCAAACGCAAGAGCCTACTAGACTTAACCACTGAACGCAATCAAATACGTCACGTAGATGCTGATTTCAAAGAAACTGAACTGCCTGAAGGCATTGAATTGATACATCACAATGATCCACAGCATCAACGGTATGCTGAATACCTGGCAAGTAGAAAAATACAGTTGCCTTATCCACTGCTTGTTGACAAGAAACGTGGACCGCGTGACAGGATTGTAGTTCCGTTTACATACAAGAATAGAATTGTAGGACATACATCAAGATACTTAGACAACCGCATGCCCAAGTTTATTAACAGTCAGCAGCCGGGTTATGTATTTGGTTATGATTTGCAAAAGGCACATTGGACCAGTGCTATTGTCACAGAAGGCATATTTGATGCACTTAGTATTGCAGGACTGGCTGTTATGCATGACACTATTAGTCCACAACAAGCACAGTTACTAAAACAACTGAAGCGCAAGATCATTGTTGTGCCAGATCAGGACAAGGCTGGATTAAGTATAATAGACGCAGCAATTGAACATCGTTTTGCAGTAAGCATACCCGAATGGCCTGACGATGTCAAAGACGTAAATGACGCTGTGGTCAAATATGGTGTTGCAAGCACACTGTTGCAAATACACAAAAACGCTGAAACAAGCAAGATCAAAATTGAAATGTACAAGAAACGCTTACAGAGGAATAAATTAATAGCATGACCGATTACACTTATGATGTACAAAAATTATTCCTAGAAATGATAATGCAAGATGCAGAAAGCTATCTGCGTGTGCAAAACATTTTCAATGTGGAAAACTTTGACAGAGACCTGCGCGAAGTAGCAGAGTTTATTTCTGATCATGTTGACAAACACAAAACACTTCCAGAGCGTTCGCAGTTAAAAGCAGTCACAGGAACAAACTTGCAGGAAATTCCAGATCTCAATGAAGGTCACACTGATTGGTTTTTAAGTGAGTTTGAAAGTTTTACAAAACGCAGTGAACTGGAACGTGCTATTCTCAAAAGTGCAGACTTGCTGGAAAAAGGCGACTATGGTCCAGTTGAAAAGCTGATCAAGGATGCAGTGCAAGTGTCACTGACCAAAGATATGGGCACAAACTATTTTGCAGATCCTAAAGCCAGAATTGACAAGTACTTTAACAGCGGCGGACAAGTAAGCACAGGCTGGCCACAACTGGATAGATTGTTGTATGGTGGATTTAGCCGCGGAGAACTAAACATCTTTGCAGGCGGCTCAGGATCAGGCAAAAGTTTGGTCATGATGAACTTGGCACTGAACTGGTTACAGCAAGGACTTAGTGGTGTGTATATCAGTCTTGAATTGAGCGAAGAGCTTACCAGTTTGAGAACTGATGCAATGCTGACCAATACTAGCACAAAAGAAATACGCAAAGACATGGACACAGCGGCCATGAAAGTAAAAATGATGGGCAAAAAGTTTGGCGAGTATCGTGTGAAAGCATTGCCAGCGCAGAGCAACATCAATGATATCAGAGCTTACTTGAAAGAAGTACAAATACAAACCAACATCAAGGTAGACTTTATCATGATTGACTACTTGGACTTGCTTATGCCTGTAAGCACAAAAGTTAGCCCAAGCGACCTGTTTGTTAAAGACAAGTATGTGAGTGAAGAACTGCGTAACCTGTCGCAGGAACTGGGCATGTTAATGGTAACAGCAAGTCAGTTGAACAGAGGTGCAGTAGAAGAAGTTGAATTTGATCACAGTCATATATCAGGTGGTATCTCAAAGATTAACACTGCTGACAATGTGTTTGGTATCTTTACAAGCAGAGCAATGAGAGAAAGAGGACGCTATCAAATCCAGTGTATGAAATCGCGTAGCAGTACAGGCGTTGGACAAAAGATTGATCTTGATTACAACATTGATACTATGAGAATCACAGATAGCGGCGGCGATGAAGCAGCGCAAGGCCAGCCGGCAGCAAGTTCGATCATGGCAGGACTAAAAGCCAAAAGTCAAATGGTACAAAAAGACGTAACTGACAGTATGCCAGCAGATATACCCAAAGTAGAAGCTGAAGTGCAAAGCAGTAAACTAAAACAGATGCTTGCAGGAATCAAACAAAAAGGGTAAACATGATAGGCGTTGGTTTAATCAAATAACATTAACTAATACCAAAAGTGCTAAATACAACAAAGGGTAAACAGATGCAGAAAAAGACTCGTAGTATTTTTGAAGAACTTGATGGTATCTACACTGAACGTCACAGCAAGCTGGCAGAACGCAAGT